AAAAATATGTGTCGGAAAATTTGACATTACGAGTTATCCGGCATACCTTTGTATTTATCAATCAATTTTCACAATCAAAACTAATTCGCATATGTCAAAGAAAGTAGATTTAATTAATTGCCCAGATTTCGGCAAAGACCTTAGAGAGGAATTTAGAAACATAAGTAGGTTCGATCCTGTGTACAAGTACCTACAGGATGTGTGCCTTCACTCGCACCCTAATATTAACGATGTGCCAAGACCATCATCACCAAGCTTTAGTCATCTTAAGTACCCAAGCGTTCACGAAAAGAGAGATGTAGAAATATTAGACACACCAATCGGTCGTGCCTCAATGTTCCAATACACCTATAATGAAGATGGCAGGGATGTGCGATGTGTTGTGCATTCTGTAATTAGTTTCCGGATGGACAGGTATGATAGTTCTTCTGTAATCTACCTGTGCGTTAGCTTTTGGGATATGAGAGCTAAGATTGGTCAGACATTTGTCTTTAGAAATCCGGCATACAATCAGTTGATTAACGGACATAATTTCCAAAGTAAGTATGTGTTTAATGATTTAAGCGATATGGAGCTTTTGCAGGGGTATATGGACGAGGCTGTCTGCCTATTGATTGGTGATGCACAGGACTATGCTCAATCTAGAATCAAGCAAGCACATCAAAATTACTGCGACTTCCGTAGGATGATTACATCACACACTAAACAAGAACTATCTGGTATCAACCAAAAGTTCTCAAGAATTAGTACTTAGTATGTTGCTTGACACAATAAATATGACCATAGGTGGCGATGAATATATCTCGCTACCTGTGGCTCTACAGATGCCATACACAAAGATGCGTACAGACCTGTGCTCTAAATTATTGGAGAGGCAGGCACTCACTCGTATCGATTGGTATCTAACTAAACACAGCCGTCTTACAAGTGAGCAAATGTATGTAAGCGTACAACCGGATTTAAATAGTACTCGAATGGTGCACGAGTTATGTTGTGCCAAAACAAATTCAATTCAATTTCGTTTTACATTATAAATAATAAGCGTATGCATAAATCACTTGCAAAGAAAATGAAAACAAAAGTTAAATACGATTCAGAGCGTAACGTTCAGCTTGAAAGGGTTGCAATGTACTTTAATGAGGCTATAGATAAAGACCCAATTTATGTGGACAAAAGGTTCTATGGCTGCTTACCTACCGGTGATGAATTCTTAAACAACTGGGCAGAGGATAAGGAGTACAGGCATAAATTACTCAAGGCAGACATAGATGTATTCTATGATTATTGGGAGGGAAAGAAGGGTATTGTATCTGGATTTATTGATGAAGATGGTTATGTCCCAGAGGTATTACAGCAAGCTATAATATCTAACTTTGAAGAGGGTATCCTGCGTGCTAAATGTGGGACTCTTAAAGTTATAGCATCTAAGTATGTGAATCACGATGACTATCACTTAAGTATGAGCCCAAAACAGACAACAATCTGGATAGCGTATGGCTATTTTTGTTGGCAGAAATACTGGCTACGTTCTCTTGACCCATCTTCAAAAGGATTATCAATATGACAGGCAAAGATATATTGATAAGAACAGCGCTGATAGGTATAGGCATACCTCCGTATGTAATTATATTCTTTGAGCCTGTTCTTGTAAGATACGGAGGGTCTCGTGTTGAAGATGCACTTTGGTATTTCGGATCTATAATACTGCAAATTATTGTTTATAAACTTTATTACAAATTTTTAAATCATATTATAAATGGCTAAGATATCTGATAAAATAAAGCAATTAGGACTTGATGACTACTACGTAGTTACGCAAGCTACAGACCTTGAAAGCACTCCAATTGTAGAGGGCAAGAAGTATTCGTTAGGTAGATTCAATGGCGCAGGATTAAAAAAGCATTACGTAGAGCTATACAAGAAAGCCACTATCGATGGCATAAAACCTACGGTTGCAATCCACGTGTACCAAGATGCACGTCGTTCCGAAACCGGTATTCGGATTCAATCTACTGAAGTAACTTACTGGCTATTGTCACCTACAGAAGACTTTGACATCATCTACGCTGACATTGAAGTAGGTGCAACCACAGATTCAGAAAAACAATACTCAGAAACTTTTATTCCGTCAAAGGGTTATCTGATTTCGTGGAATAAAGAAAACCAAAAGTGGGACTTTTATGGGTATGAAGAGGATGACAGCACGTCTTTGGTTGCAGAGTTAACTCACATAAAAGCTCTGGATGTGACTAAGATAAAAGGTAAGTCAAAAGAAGTTTACTGGCACGCAAATATTGCAACGTCACCAGACGTAGAAGATTCTACAGAGGGAGGCGTAGAGATAACCGATGGACTATATGAAGGTAGACGTGTAATAAATATAGAGCGTGCCTTATTTACATCCATTGGCGATGTCTTTGCTTTTGATTCCGTATCAACATCACACCACTAATGGAGCAGGATAATATGGGATTTGTCAGAGAGTTTATGTCGCTCTCTGGCAATGCCCAGTCTTTAGAAAACGAATGGCATAATCTTAACCAACTCGCAGATGATGAAATTAAAATTCTTCAACAGGAAAGGGACGCTTTATTTAAGAACTACTGCCCCTATCAAAACTCTTTCGACAGGTGTGAAAATAGGGGATGCCTCTGTAAAAAGGAACAAAGTAATAGGGAGTGACTACTCCGTACACGAAGCTAATTCACTAATAAAAAAACTGATTGACTGCGTAACCATTAATGAGGTCAAAGATGTTATACGTGGCGGAGGCGCTGCGTATTTATCGGATCTCTGGGGTGAGGTTGCAACGTCATCAGTTGATTTTCAAGCAAGACAGATATGGGTCAACACTCTTGGGGGAGAAGCTGTTGACTTGAGCGTTTTGAAATCCGGAACGTCAGCTGAATTTAACACTCAAGTAAGACAAAGGATTACATTCTATAAAGAATGCCTTATTGAGGACTATAAAACCTCGTCTGTCTCTGCTTATTTAAACTCTCTTAAGCGTGTGCTTAAGGTTGTAGAAGAAACATACGGATGCAGGATGCCAATGTCAGCCTGTAAGAGCAAGTCGGCAGACTTAGAACCTATAGTTCTTCCGTATTCGCAGATTGAAAACATCCTAAATGCTGCAAAGTTTGGAGCAGCTTACCCTGTGCTTATGGCTTTGCAGATAGAGGGATGTATGCGATGGGATGACCTGTACAAAATAAACAAAGATAGCTTTGAGGAATCAGGTGATAAAAAATATATCGTTACCATAGGTAAGAACTCACAGCTTTGCAGGAGAATGATTAGAGAAGACCTTTGGGTGCAGGTAAAAAATCTGTTTGACTCTAACAATCTGCCGAATAAAAACTACGACAGGTATTGTTCAGAAATAAAAAAGTTCGTAGGAACCGAAAAGATTAATGTGAAAATTGAGATTGGGTATGGTAGGTACGTGCATAGGAAGGAGCCACTAAACAAAGTGGTATCCTCCCACGTACTCCGTAAGACAGGCATCAACCTTTGGCGCTCCAGAGGTCTTGACGATGCAACGATCCGCAATAGACTAAGTTACCACAAATCCTCGCAAGTTTTTGAGAAACATTACTTGCAAACAACAGACGAAATATTAATTAGTAAATTATCAAAATTAGCGTAATGGCAAGAAGAGGTCAAAAGGGGAACGGATATGTAGTATTTACGGCATCCGCTTCTTTCATAACAGAGAAAAGGTCAATAACAGAAGTGGCTAAATTTTTAGGATGTCCAGAGAAAGGTAAGTCCTTATGTAGTGCAGTGTATAATGGTTACGCTGTGGATGGAATTGTAATACTCAAAAAAGAAGAAGTTAAATCTTTGAGTATGCGTGACCTACTAAGAACTTGCAGGGAATATGACAGGCGATGGGTTTCCGCAAACGACGATTATACTGAGGCTAAGTATTTCAGATACAGGTACGAAGCTTTAGAGTACGCAGAGAGTGTGGGGTGGCAAAAGAATAAAGTTTTCAGAGCTTCTAAAGTAGAAGAATTTCTTTCAGAAGACCTTTATCTTTCTATCGATCCTCAATTGCCTTTGCAATTGGTTACAGAATAACGTAAATTTACGTATGCGAATTGATTGGGAAAATAGAACAATAAAAGTCTTCGATAAAGTGATTAGCTTTGAGACCGCTAGGTCAGTAGCTATTCTCTACCTCGAAGACTTTGTTCAATCCCACAGAGTAAAATCTGATGGGTTAAAAACTATCATAGACTGGAGGTCTGTATTCTACTCTGCTCGTTTCCAAAGATTATTAATTTTCTTATACATATAATTATGCAAAAGCAAGCATCTGAAATGTCTAGTGATTACAAACAGATTAGTGAGCGTATGGAAGAGCTGCGCAAAGAATATCCTAACGCAGGTATCGACACTAATGTAAGTGTAATAAATCATCCTACAGGTCGTATGGCTGTAACGGCAACGGCTAAGATTATTAATGGCAACCAAATTATTGGCTCTGGTTCTAAGTTCCAAATAGCTGACTCGGATCTTGACCAAGACTTTGTGGGTTGGGCAGAAACAATTGCAGTGGGTCGTGCCATAGCTTTTGCTTTGAAGGATGACAGGAAGACCGGTAAAACAATACACACACTTGAAGAGGCATTGGCTTACCAACAAAAGTTGCTCCATAAATTATGGAACCACTTTAACAATGCAGAGAACAGGAACGAGGGTATAAAGGCAGCTATGGAGAACATAGCAAACAAGCAGCAAGACCCTAAGTACATTAAATTCTGTAAGGCTCAGATTGAATTAATGAAAAATCCGTCTGCGCAGCCAAGTAAAGATAGAATCAAAAAACAATACGGATGGTAGTAGCCGGTCATAAAACATCAAGAGTAAGTTTATTCCCAAAGAAAGGTCTTCGTGGTGTAAACGTAACTAAGATGTCGATGGCAGAGTGGGTTGCTTTTCGTACAGCTTCTTTTAAAATTGGAGGCTCAGATGTAGGTACGGTTATGGGTCTTAACTCATACACCGACCCAATGACTCTTTGGTTTGAGAAGATAGGTCTTAAGCAAAAACACTTTGCCGGAAACATATTTACTGCTACCGGTCACCTTTATGAAGATATCATTATGAGACAGGCAGAGTACTACGATCCTACAGGGGAGTGGGCAGCTAACTTCTATAGTGGTAAAACATTTAGGAAGATTAGAGTGGTTCCTTACACGCTGTTCCATAAAGACTTTCCGTACTTCGGATTGAATTTAGATGGGAGAGTAGTACACGATGATAAATTATCTCCTATGTTTGGCAGAGGGGTATGGGAATGTAAGACAATTGGTGGGTACTATTGTGACAAATTTGAGTGTGGGTATCCAGAGAAATACAATTGCCAAGTTCAAGCATATATGATGATGACCGGTACAAAGTATGCTATACTTACATTGGTTAGGGACGGAAGACACGTAATCCAACGTGAGATTATGGAAGACCCAGAGTACCAAAGTCGTATACACAACACCTGCTTTCAGTTTCACGAAGCAATGATTAAAGGGAAGGAGATTGTTGATTCAGATTTGTCACTGAATGATAAGTACGACAACATATACAGCATACAGCAGGAGTATTCTCATATACTAGACGTGATAGCAGACGACGAGCTTCAGCAATTTTATTCTGAGTTACACAAGCAGGAGAGGGATATGAGGGGTATAGCAGGAGAGCACATACGTAATGAGTTCATACCATATGGTGATAGCCACGTAATGATTAACGATCTCGTACAAAAGCGTATGGATGCAGAGCATAAAGCCAAAGAAGCTCAATCGGAAAAGCTATCTATAGACAAAGCCATTAAAGGCTATATGACTTTGAACAATTACACCAAGATACCTGTTGATGGGTACAACGTCAACTACAAAAAACGTTTTATGATTACTAAAACAGATAAAAATTTTGGTGCATTATGAGAACAAAGCAAGTATCATTTGAGAAGTTAGCTTCATCTATATGGAGCTGCTTCCCAATAATCCCGAAAACAAATATCAATTACGTCAAGCCATTCCGCCAATACAAAGACTTGTCTGATAAGGTGGAGGTAAATATAATTGATGGCAATGGTGTGACAAAATATGTGTATTGGACAACGATACCTGCAATGTTTCTGTGTGCTTTGTCTGATATATTTGGTCACAAAGATAAGTGCTTAGACTTCTTAGGTATGGGCGTGACAAAACACGAAGGACACGCTGAGTATGCTAGGTATGTGAATCATTATAACATATTAGTTGATTACATAACACTTAAGCCAGAATTTGATTTAAGTGAGGGCGAAAGAGCTTTTATTAGGAAGATTAAAATTGTGAGAAACAAGATAAAAAATATTAAAGATGCCGAAAGTATGTTTAAATACGATTAAAGAAATCGTAAACAACTGGGAATCTTACGAAGGCACTATTGAGGAATTTGCAGAATATTACTTAACCAAGAAACAAAATGTTAGTAGCAATAGCATTAGTCTTTGGAGTGTATTCTGGGAAGCTTACCCTAGAAAGGTAGGAAAGAAAGCAGCAGAGAAAGCATTCTTTAGGCTGTCATTAACTAAGCAGGATAAAGCAGTATCGATGATACAGAAGTATAAGATCCTAGCCGATATGTATGGCACCGACTACCTACATCCTAGCACGTACCTTAATCAAGAGCGCTTTAATGATGATGATTTACTTGACATACCTACAGGAGCTGACATCAGAGCATTTGTAGGAGCAACAAAATCAGCATTCGGAATCGCTACGATGAATGAGTTACAACTCATAAAGGCTGCTAAGATTATTATGAAACACAAAGCTACGGCGCAGCAGGCAAAAGAGGTTGCAACGTGGATGAGCGATGTGTGGGGTTCGAGTGCTGAGTGGAGACCATACGTTAACTTAAACTCAATGCTCAACGAATCCAAATGGAGAGAGCGAGTATTGAAAGCTAAAGACTATCTGAATGGTAAGTAACAATCAAGTAGATGAGGCGATTGCAAAAAAGTATGGGACACTTAGCAGCTACACTCAGATGACTACTCCCAATGGGGATGGTCAGAGCCGAAGCACCTGTCCTAAGTGCAGTGCCTATCGTAAGAAAAGAACTCAGAAATGTCTGAGTATTAATCACAACACAACAGAGTATTTCTGTCACAATCCAGATTGCGGAATCAAAGGTATGATTGTAAACAAAGATTTAAATATCGTAGTACCCCAATCAAAGCCTAAGACCTACAAGAAGCCTAAGCAACTAAAGGAAGTTGTTAAGACTGATAAGGTAAAGGTGAATGAGTGGCTGCTTAGCAGAGGAATAAATGCTAAGGATTTGCCAAAGGGTCTTGTCGGAGCAGGCAATATGTATCTTCGTGATATAGAGCGTGAGGATCTTTGTGTTATCTTCAACTACAATGAGGGCGGTCTACTTAAGAATCGAAAGGGTAGAAGATTAGCAGAAAAGATGTGGGCATTTACTGCCGGAGCAGAGCTTATACCTTACAATGCTGATGCTATACGTACAGCAGCAGAGGAAAAGAGCTACCTGCTTATCACTGAGGGAGAAATTGATGCCCTGTCTTGGATGTCAGCACGAGTGGAGAACACTATCAGCTGTCCCAATGGTACTAAGAATATGCATTGGATGGATAAGTATATGGAATTGTTTGATGACATTCCGGAAATCTACATCGCATATGACAACGACAAAGCAGGACGTGAAGCTGTTAAAGTTTTGACCGGTCGATTAGGAGCTGACAAAGTAAAGGTAGTTAAATATCCAGAAGGACAGGATGCAAACCAAATGCTTATGGAGCAGGGCTGGGAAAGCTTGCGCTACATATACGCAGCTGCGGAGCACCCACCTGTAGAGGGATTGACTACAGTCAATGACCATTCAGACGAAGCGTTGGAGTACTTAGTTAACGGATACCCTACTACTTACAAGACAGGTATTTCACAGGACTTCGATGATGCGTGGTCGTTCTATCAGCCAGAGGTTACACTTGTTACTGCCCCTCCTTCATCCGGTAAGTCTGCTTTAGTGGAGGCTATCTGTATGGAGTTAGCTAAGAACTTTGGGTTCCGCTTTGGGTTCTTATCTGGAGAGAAACCAGTACCTATGCATATAAAGGGTATGGCACATAAGTACTCTCGCTATGATGTAAGGGATAAGATGGACGTTGCAACTGCTACAAAGTCTCTAGAATTTTTGAACCAACACTTCCTGTATTACACAGGGCAGGTGAATAAAGTTGATGACATCCTAAGTGTTGCATCGTCAATGGTTAAGCGATATGGAATCTCTGGATTTGTAATCGATAATTGGTCTGTATTGGAGGACTCGCCAAAAGCAGGCTCCAATAGTCACGAGCTAGTTGGGCAACTACTGAACAAATGCCAAGCGTGGTCAAAGAAAAATCACTGCCACATATTTATAGTTGCACACCCTAAAAAAGTTGATATGGTTGGAGAAAACCATAAGCTAGTCAACGGATATGATGTATCTGGATCGTCTCACTTTTTTAACTTAGTGGACAATGGGATATCTCTCCGTAGGGTGCGGTCTGAAATGGAAGAGTATGTTGACTTGCGCACGTGGAAGATTAGACAACAAGAGTTTGTAGGTAATACACGTGATTGGGTTTTAGATTACTCGATGAAAGATGGTGGAGTATATTTGGAGCGTGGCATATACGAAGAGCCGGTAGCTCATCCATTTGCACCTGCTCCTGTAGATGATACTACAATTAAGAGGGCTGAGATTCAGCCAGATTTACTAGACACATTAGGATTTGATTGATGAGTAGAAAGAAAAATTCAAGAACGAGAAAGAGGAAGTTGGCTGAGAAGGCTGGCTTCCGCTCCGGATTAGAACACGACGTAGTGAAAGCGCTGCAACGTGATGGAGTAAGCTTTGAGTACGAGACTATCAAGCTGAGTTACATTAAACCGGAGACTCATCACACATATACACCAGATATTATTCTTCCATCTGGAATTATTGTGGAAGTAAAAGGAAGGTGGGATCTTGCAGAGCGAAAGAAAATGTTGTTGGTGATAGACCAAAACCCAGATCTTGATATTCGTATGTGTTTCCAACGTGCCAACACTAAACTTAGAAAGGGAGGTAAGATGACTTATGGCGAGTGGTGTGACAGGAATAAAATTAAATGGTGTGAAAGAAGAATTCCTCCAGAGTGGTATTAAACTTTGCAAATTTAAAATACAGGCATTATATTGTCTATATTATACAAGACTAATTATAGTCAATTACTAATTTTTTAACGCATAAACTAATTATTATGGCTTTTGGAGCTAAGAAAAGGAAGTCACCTTCAAATGACAATTCAACAAATTCTTACGAATGTACTTACTATAAAGTTCGTACAGAGAATCCATCAACTGAAGAGACTATGCCTTCATTTGTACCTGTTATCAAAGAAGAAAACGGAAAGTACAGAGAAGACTGGACTGAAGCAGCTGAGGAAATGGTAGGAATTATTATGGGTGTTGAGCCTCGTACTTATGAGTACACTCGTAAAGGTAAAACACGTACTGGATTTGAAATGCGTGTGTATATGGACTTCGGTGTGAATACATATGCTCGCCTAGACTTTGGTAAGTCTGGTATGCTTAATGCATTGATGAACGCTATTGCCGGTGGTCTCATTGGTAAGCCTGTTCGTTTATTCTTGTGGACTTCTGATGAAGGTTACGCTAACATTTCTATCAAGCATTACGAAGAAGGTGTTCACGTAGGAGACCTTAAGCGTGCTGAAATGTCAATGACCTTCAGAGATTTCTATGACCAGTATGGGAAAGACGCAGAGAGTCTTATGAAGTTTGCTGAGTCAGCAATCATTCCTTTACAGGAAGCTACGTTCAACGCATCGGATCCGTTTGGCGTGAATCCTATTGCAGCCAGTATTCCTGTTCCTGCAATAGAAGAGGAAGCTGAAGGTGATGACCTGCCGTTCTAATTATATTATGGTAAACTTAAGGCTCTTGAATCAACGAGAGCCTTTTTAAAATCTCTTAAATGCCTAAGAAAAAACAAAAACAAGAAGTCAATTCTGTAGAGTGGGATGTAGCAAGCTTTGAAACTAAGTTGGATACGATATATATTAATTACTTCAAACCTGTTTTGGTTGAAAAGAATAAGCAGTATGGTAACGCTGCTCTTGAGCCTATTGATTTTTTAAATATAAATCCGCAGTCATATGGGATCATAAGGTCTCGCCTTAATGAAAAATTAAATAGACTACATTCTCTAGCTTTATTAGATGAAAGCAATATGAGCGAAGAAGAGTTGCAGTTGAACTCTGCTGCTATAGAAGATTCTATATTGGACATTGCAGGGTACTGGTTCCTACAAAGTATAGAGGTGGTTGGCTTAAAACTAAAAGCTGCTCAACTTATAGCTAACGCACAAAAAAACACGAATGCTAAATCTAAATAATGGTTTTAATTTAAACGTTATAGATAAAGTCGATCGAAGAAAAGCCAAAGTAATTAGATCGGTAGGTTCATTAAGTAGAGGTATATCTGTGTTGACGTACAAGAAAAAGCAAGATGTCCCTTCTATTTTAGTCGAAGTAAATTCTGGTAATAAAAAATTGTACTGCTTAAGGTTCGAGCATCTAGACCCAAACGAAGTTTTTACTTTGTTTAATATGATACAGAATTTGTTGAATGATTTTTTGAGCAACAAAAATCTTCAGGATGATGTCTTTAATTTCTTTGATGAATTACTTGACCTTCATAATGACAACAAACCTGTTTTAGATGCGCCAAAAGATAAGGACTTAAAAGATATAGAAGAATTATCGCAAAAAGAATTAGAAAATTTCTTATCTTGGATATCAAGCCAAACTCAAGAAGATGTTTTTGTCGTTACCGATGGCGAGAAAGATGACATTGAAAAGCCAGAAGAGAAAGAAGAATACGATGATGACGCAAGGTTTACCGCTGATTTCTTTGACTTCTGTCATAAAGACAAAGACCATTTTTTCAGGTTAGTACAAACTGTTGATTATCTTTGCATACTAAAATATGCTTCGGCAAAAGAGATAAGGCAAATGAATTACTTAGCATTTGTTAGCCTGTGTTTTAAATACGATAGCATAAAGGGAACCAAAGCAAACCCAACTCCTGTTGTAGAAGTAATACACAAAATACACAGGATAAGCGAAGATGTCCTTAAAGGTGTTACCGGAGAAGTAAGTATCTGTCAAACTATACAAGTTTTAATGGAGAGTATGGCAGGATACAAAGCTAGAAACTGGACTGAGGAAGATGTAGCTGCTGTCGATGAAATGCTAGATGATATTGAAAAAGTACAGAGCTTAAGCACAGGCATTAAGATAGTGTTAGACGATTCCGGAATACAAAACCGAGATAGATTTATGGTATGGGTGCAGGAAACTGGATTAGTGGAGACTATAGCTGACATACACACTCATTATAGCGGAGTAATAGTAGCTAAAGACTTGCAAGATTATGCAGAAAAAAGAAACCCTGCTTGGTTTTCCGCAGATGATTTCGTACAATTTTGCATAGACAATTTTAAAGAAACTAATTTATCAAAACACATAGAATAATGAAGAAGATAACAGAAATTTTCGTAGCATTTATGCTGACAATGATTTTGACTATAGCATTTAGTTTTGCTGCTAATTGTCAAGACAAACCATTCTTTTACCTTTTGCCTAAAGACGGCAACCATTACGCAACTACATCGGCTAATGCTGATTTTACTTTAGCTTTTGAGAAAGACGGAAGTAGTTACATAGCATTTAAAGGTGTGTCTGAAGAGTACATAAAAGGTCACGCTGTTTGGTTAAATAATTGCACCGGCGAGAAAACTTTTATGTTAACGGAAAACTACGCAACGTATGACCACGAACTAGGCGTGCTATTTATTCGTATGACTACAGGTATTGAAGCAACCTTAGAGGTTATAGAAGGCAACATAAGTATGCTATCTATAGCAAAACCTAACGGCAAAGACCCTGTCGATCTTGACTTGCAGAATATATCCCTGTGCCTTCAAATGATAGTCAACGCCGTATGTCCTGCTTGCAATGTACCAGAGCCATCCTGTAGTAGCACCAAGATATGAAGACAATAATATTTAAAACAGATGAAGACAAATGGGTGGAAGCTAATGCTTCCGCCTGTGATTTGTGTGTAGTAGAGGAAGAGCTTTACCACCAGACAGGCAAGAGTCTTTGGAAAGGAGACTTTAATGTATCTATAGTTGGTATAAGAACTCCTAGATCAAACAACAAAGTGTCAGATAAATTCCAAGACATTATATACTTTACTTGGACTGAAGATACAGGCGAGGGCGAAGCTAGGTTATGGTATGAATTACCGGCAACAACTTTAGCTGGTAGGCGTATGCATAACAATCCTATAAATTCTAAAGGTACGGCACAATTAAAATGTGGCTTTCATCCTTCTCTATGGAAGAGAGGCAAGCATAAAGGCAAGAATGCATTAATACAAATAGGGAATGAAGTAACTGTATTAAGAGACAATAACGGAGATCTTGAGCACAACTTTGATGGCGAAGAACACACAGGTTACTTCGGAATAAATCTACATACGGCAAACGTAGCTGGCACATCAACGATAGTTGGAGGATGGTCAGCAGGCTGCCAAGTTACTAATGTACCACAAGCAGTCTTTAATAAGCTGCTTAATCAACTAAAAAAATGTGAAGAAAAAACTGGTTACCTTAGTTATTCTTACTTTTTACTAAACTTGGGACAGTAGATTGATATCTCTTTAGACATTCCTTAGCTTCTGCAATGTCACATCGTAGTTGCTTTATCTCTCTAGAAAGCGTGTTCGTATCAAACTCAGGGTTTTTATTGATCGCACGCTTTCTTTTTTGTTCCAGCCTTCTTAGTTGCTTTCTCATATATTTAATCATAGCCTAGCTATATATCTCCATAGTTATCCTTATATTTGGTTAATACGGATGTTAACGATATAATTGCTTCTTTTAGTTTTGCTACTTCTTCTCTCATTTCGGCTATCTCGCTTTCTGCGATCTGCCATTTTAGAGTCATCTCACTTAATTGTTCTAGTGCAGTGGCGTAACCTTCTTGTAGATTACTCTGTACGTCACTGTTAGTTCTTTTTAGATTGATAAAAAACCCACTTATAGCACCAATTATGGCTGCTGCCGAACCTATTATTATTTCATTCATTTTGTAAATTGTTTAGGCTTGGCTGTTAAGAAAAAAAATATTAGTCTTCCATCTTGTCTAAGGCTCCAGATGCCATTCCTCCGGCTCTAAGCGCTCCTTTCTTACCTGCGTATGACTTACTCATTTGGTCGTACATATTCAGGTCATTGAGCTCAGGTAGGCTGTCTTCAAATCTAACTAACACGTCCTCGAAGTTTTGTCTAGTCATTTTAGATACGTCACCTTTTATTAAGCCACGTTCTTTCATAAAAGTAATAGCTGCTGCACGATCTTCTCCTGTTCCTTCAAACAACTGCTTGCGAAGTCTAGTCGGTAGCTCTGGGCTGAAAGATTGGAAGTTGGCTCTGTCAACTACGATAGTACCTCTACCAGCTTTAGGGTCGCCAAGTAGCATCACCTTTTCACCTTCGTCCACTAACTGAGTGTCGAACTTATAAGCTGCTACGTCGATTGGCTTTCTACTGAAATCACGTGATAGTGTATCGCCAATATAATCACCAGACCTAGCTGATGTGTCATCGTATAATTTACTTCTTTTGCCTTTGGTTGGCAGTGTAGGATCTCCTGAATAGTTCATCTTATAAAATTTTATCCTTTAATATAAGTGTTTATTATAACATATACATAAATAGAAAGGGGAACTTTTCAGCTCCCCAAACCTAAACCATATACCGAGATAATCTAATCTTTCCCAAAGAAGGATTCCCACCAAGCATTGTTGCCTATGTTTTCCATTTCTCTGTATCTTAATTCATCAGATCTCTCTAAATCTTTAACCATTCTAGTTAGTTCTTTCTCCTTTCTCTTAGCTTCTCTTATCATTTCCCTTTGCGTCTCTCTATCAAGTTTATCAAACAATCCACTAGCTATTAATTTTTCAATAGCCTTACCACTTCTAAAGAAATCTTCGTCTAAAATTCTTTGTACTTGTTTTTCTGTTAAGTCTTTACTCATAAACCTGTACGCCTTAGGTGCAACCTCTTTAAATAATCCCTCCGTGATCCCTTCCAGACCGCTGTTCTCTATATACCAAGAAGTAAGTCTTTGCTTGTATATCCTTTCTGCTGTTTTGTTATCTATTTTACCAATCTCTTTTGCAGCTAAAAAAGAATCTTCAATACTCTGCAACGCAGCAACCTTAGATTCAAAGTTTCCTTTCTTTACTGGATGCTTGGTAGCGTTAAAGAAGTTTTTAGCCATACCTACTTTGCCGTCATCGAACTTTATGTACTTAAGAGCGTTACCGATCTGTATCAGCCGAATCTGACCCTCTGTAAGTTCATTATCTTGTCTAAACTTTTCGGCTTCTACTTCACTGAAAGATTTCCTAACTTGCTCTACTGGCTTAAGCACACCTTTATTAAAGAAGTATTCACCCATCACGTGCTGTATACCCTGTGGTGATAATAGCTTATCTCCAAATGATGCTGTCTCTGGAGTGTACACCTTACGAGAAAGTCTAGCAAGTTCTCTCCATATGTTCTTGTCGAACTCCATACCTAAGAACTTTGTCTTAAGATACATTTCATTGCTAACAGAATTTATTCCATCCTCTGGATCTCTCAGCGGTCTTCTTCCGGTGTAAGTTCTATTCCTAGATAACTCCATAAATGGCTGTAAAATAGTAGGGTCAAACATACCTTCCCCTGCTCTTGTTACATCTAAAGGAAGTAGTAACGTAGCACTTTGACTAACTCCATCCCAAAGGATGTCACCCATTGAGTGACCTGTGTATTTGGCTCCAAAAGATCTTGTTATCATAGTAGACAACACCTTATCCGGAGAGTATGGTTTAGGTATCTGAAGCCCTGCACCTTTAGTCAAAGGAACGTAGAAGTAATTTTCTACTGCCCACTTATTCCTATAAATGTTTTTCAACTCTGTCTCATCCTCATCGTAATTCATAAAGACAGTAAATACATTGGACATTACACTTAATAGTCCGCTAAACGCTAAGCTTGTTCTTCCCTTTTCCGTATTCCATCTCTGTATAAACTTACGTCCACCCTGTACGGCAGGGCGAATAAATAAGTAAGCCCCCTGTACTAACTGAAGAGTTGCCTTAGCAGTAGTTTCAACACCTGATTGGTTTGGAAGTTTAGCACTCTTGAGTAACGTACCTGTCTTTTCAAAGTTTACAGTAACGTTTCTTGCTGCTGCTGCTGCTTGGTCTACTGTTAAACCACGCTTTAGCGCTAACATAAATGCAGCCATCCTATTGTGATTCTCTAGTGCATCAGCCATTTGAGAAAGATAATAAGGCACAGAGTATTTTCTAGGATTGTTAAGTTTGATCAAGTCTATCGGTAACCCACCAATAAGTTTAGCACGCTGCAACATACGTCCACTAAATGTAGAAGCTTCCTTCTGTCGGCTAACCTCTTCTCGGATAGCCTCTTGTATAGCTTGAACTCCATCACCTAATAAGTCTGTGTTAACTAAAGACCAACTCATTTGTGCTCCAGCATTCTTAGCCATATCAATCAACTCGTGCAGCGACACTTCCATAGTCCCACCATTTGGATTAGGTATAGTAATATTGACTGCTTCCGCTGCGTTTAAGCCAAATTTATTTATCTTAACATATGAAGCAAACATAAGTGTTTGAAGCTTCATCATCTCAGCCATATCAGCAGCCACCTCTTTTGCAATAGCACCCTTAGATTTACCTGACTCTTGGTATGTATCGTAGATGTACGAGATATTCATTAGAGATTCCGTTGTATCCCTCATTAAGTTACTCGCATTAAAGAATATGTTAGCTGTAGTAATTGCAGCCCTCAAGTAGTTCATTACGCTTCTGTATAACCTGTGCAGCATTCCGCCATTAAGAGATTGGAAGTCACTAGCCTCATCCTGTAACATAGCTCTAGCCATTGCTCTTACTCCAGTCTGGTCTCCAGCTTCTGATTGTTCAAATACTATAGTATGCAACTGTCCGTCTAGATATACATTCATTGTGAATTGTTCGGACGTTGCAACGTCTTTTGGTAGTTGTTTGTCTTCGATAGCTGCCTCTACCATATTTTTAGCGGTAGCCTGTCTTAGTCTCCACGTAGGTACAATTTTACCAATCTTAACTACGCCATTGTTGTGTGCAACCATAGCTTCCTCCATTAGCATAGCATTGGTTTCTTCTATTAGATTCACAAGTTTCTGCTTAGCCTCGTTTCTAGCAGCGATCTTTGCTGCTAAATCAAACTGGGCTCCCAGTACTTCTAATGGATTCACCATCTCATAAAGACCAAACCTAGCGTTACCCCTGATTGCATTGATTGTAGTTCCGGTTCCAGTCTTAGTAGACTTTCTCTTTTCCCTTTTCATCGCCCCCATTATCTGTCTCCTAACATCTCCTATTCTTTTCTGTCTTGCTCTGTAACCCTCTTCCGTTTTGCTAAGCTCAAGACTCTTAGATACAACATCACTAAGGTGTTCAAAGGCTGCACTACTATCATCGCCCTGAGTAAGCTCGTTAGTAAACGTGTCAAACATAGAGCCTATAGTAGCGTTAACTTCTTTGTAAGACTTACCGTTAATACCTTTTTCTTTTAGATATTTATTATAAGCTTCTTCTAATACATTGTTTACATATGCATCTTCATCTATCTGCATAGGAACATAGTTCTCAAAAGAATCGTACTTAAATACAGTATTCTCCTTAGCATCTAAAAAGAATTCTAACTGAGTCTCGTACTGCTGTTTGGTAAGTAAAGAAGCTGTCTGTCTTTCGTGAGTAGCAGCATCTATAGTTCCGTTGGCTAATGCTCTATCCAGTTCTCTTCTAGTTACCTCGTCTTGTCTGTATCTTTGCTCTAGTTCATCAATCTTTTGTGTTAATTCTCTTTGAGCTTCGAACTCAATAGAAGATTCGTCTAGCTTACTTTGCTTTTCTAAGTACTCATCGTAGGTAATATTACCCCTGTCAAGCTGCTCTCTAAGTTCTCTGTCTTTACCCTCTCTGTTGATTTGGTCTATACTCTTACGAGACCCATTCATTAAAGCTTCTTTCTGCTCAGATGTAATCATACCATTATCGTAAAGCATTTCTATACGCTTAGTGATAAGGTTCTCTTTCATCTCTGCTGCAAGCTCTCTAAACGCTGTCTTAGCTTCGTCGCTTTTAGCTTCAAACTTTTTTAAGATAGCTTCCGACTGAGGGATCAGTACATCTTCAGCGTGCACTATATTCTCGTTCAGCTTTTTCTTAAGTTCTTTTAACTTTTCTTCGTTTTCTTTTAGCTGGCGCTCTGTAGTTACAAGAGTCTTGTTTAAGGCAACAGTATCTACGCCTGCTTCTTCTGCTTTACTAATATTTGCTTCTATGTTTTCTTTCTCGTTTGTAAGTTCAAGTCTTTCTATTTGTGCTAAACCAATAGATTCTCTAAGTATCTGCTCGTTTCTTACAGTCCTTTCTTTTGTGTGCATAGCCAACAAAATCTCATTGAACTCGTCATACGTGAAGTGTTGGTTAACTCTAGCTAAGAATGACTTCTTACCGCCTTCGTACAACCACTGCCTCATTTGAGACCTAGTATAAGCAGCAACAGATTTAGCTTTATCTAGTGCGTGGTATCCATCAACGTCATCAATGATTTGCTGTAAGTTTTCAAGCTGCACCTGTGCTGTGGATATCCTGCTACCTAAGCTTTCCATAGCTGCCAAGTCTGTGCCTCCTTCTCTTTCTAAGATAGCCATCCTTCTTTCTAACTCCTTTATTCTGGTTTGTAAGCTCTGTCTTTTTGCAGCTGCAAAGTTCTTTATTTGCCTGTGCATCAAAGCACCAGAGTCACCAACCATAGTGTCTATACCCTCTATGCCTGTATTATATCCTAACGCTCTAAGTGCTGAATTAATAAAGCCAACCCCTAGTTTATTTGTAGCCATATAGAATTTTATAGAGTTTACAACTACTTGAGTGTAATCTTCTCTTCTTCTAGCTTCTGTAGAAGATTCCGGAGATACAAACTGCCTTCCGGTAACAGCTTCTACTAGCGCCTTAGCGCTGTTAATAGATATGTCTAATTTCTGTGCAAGAGTTTCAGCTATAATAGTATCCGCCTTGAACATCATACCCTGTTGGTCTCTTGCTTGCCTGTCACTTGTAATAATGAACGCTGTAATAGCGTACCCATCATCTCCTTCTAATATACTTACAAGAGCATCTATTTCTTCATTAGTTAATGTTACAGCTATTTCTCTGCTTTTAGTAGATAAGTCAGCAATTGCTTGTTCCTTTGCACTCGCAACTAACTCCTGTAGCTTCTTAACCTTTCTCTTCCTTTTAGCATCTCGTGCAAGCCTGTCACCTGCTGCCTTAGCTCCTTCTTTAGGAGTTGCCCTAACAGGAGTGGTCTCAGGAGATACACCCTCAACCGTTGGTTCAGCTTCTTTATCCTCTTCCTTCATAAACCTAACACCTGCTGTAGGATCTGCCTCTACGTTTGTAGCGATAGTCCTTTCAGCTGACTCACTATCAGCAGGCGCTGGTATTTCTTTGCCGGCAGTAAAGAATGCTGACTGACCTCCTTCACGACCCATACGAGTAATATTCTCGTAGTCTTTTGCAGTAGCTTCCCCAGCCTCTACTTTTGCTACGGACTCTGAATAAGCCTCAATAATCTTAGTCATATCTGAGTCTTCCTTAGGCTTAGTAGCTTCCAATAAATCTGAAGGGAATGATACAGCCTGAGGATAAAATACAGTTTGACTTAGAATACCCAACTGCTTTCCATAAACGTCGGTGCTATAAGACCTGTGATTCATAGCCGATTCCTGCTCTATCATTTTAGCTGTCTTCGCAATATCCATTTCGAACATCATAAAGATGTGCTTGTCTGGAACAATGTTCCAAGCAGGCTCAACACTAAGACCCATTAATGCACTACCTACTTTAGCTAAGAACCTTTTGTATTTAGATCCTTTACCTGTAGCAAATTCATTGTCTAAGTTTTTCTGCAAGAAGTATCTACTGGCTATGTCTTTCCTGTCATTAAAAGATCGTTGCTCTACCTTAGTAAAGAAGTCTCTCATTGTCTTAGACTCTGCCATTATCTCCGTGATTAACCTACCGGCTTTAGATAATTTAGTAACACCATCTTTTGTGTACTTAATTAATTCAGGATTAAGTATAGCGTCCTTAAATGCCTGAGGTATAGGCGAATCCATAGTGCTGCCGAACTGCTGCTCTGCCATTGAAGTAACGAAGCCTGCTGTGTCTCTGTTTGACTGCCAGTTATCTTTACCCATAACAGCTGCAACGACCACATTATTAGGCGGTTCCGGCAACCCATCTCTCTCTTGTATGAACTTAGCTAGCCGTATAGCCTGAGCTACCATACCCTGCACCTTACTATTTTCTGACATATATACCACTCCTGCCTTTACCCTGTCTGGGTGAAACATACCTAATCCACCGCCAGAGAAGTCAAAGTCGCCAATTGGCGTAGTCACTTTACCAGTAAACTGCCTGTCGTGAGGAACTGTAAGCATTGGGGTATCGTCATCAAGCGTAGTGTGATCGAACATAGGAATCTGTATACTACCCTTAGGTAAACCGTAAGACATTTCCATTTGCTCTGCACGCTGAGCTAACATATTAGGGTTGATTGTTCTAGGTTTGTTATAGTCTAAGTCTCTAACCTTAGTATACTTATCTGTATTAAGCATACCGACAGGTAAACCCAGTTCAACCATATCATCGAACTCTTGGTTCCCATAAGACATAAGCTCTAAAGCTGCCTCTCTAAATATATCCTCTCTAATAGAGTTTATTATAACAGCAGACTCATCAATCTGTAACGGAACGTCTAAAGATTTAAGCAATCTATTCTTGGTACTAATGATCTTTTTTGCTAATTGTTGTTGTTGTTTGTCTGTAAGTTCAGTTGTACCAGATAGTATGTCTATTAATACTTTAATTGCGTTGCCATCCTTATCGCCAGTAATAGCAAGTTTAATTGCTCCGTATACTTCATCCTTAAACTTTTGGGTTTTGTTACTAAATATTAAAGAAGCCATATCAGTGGCTACCTTAACAGGGTTCCCTTCTTTAAGGTTTATATCTAACGTAGTGCCTGCAAGATCTTTTCTTAGCTTTCTTGCTTTGTCAAATACTATTCTTGTTTGTATGTTATTCCTCTTTAAATGTCTTGTTGCTTCAGCTACTACTAGTATGGACTTTGCAGCATCTACGTACCCTAGTGACATAAGCTTAGCAGCAATCTTGTTAAGACGCTTCTTCTCTGTATCGCTCTTCAATTCCGGAATAGCTTGAACAGCCTCTCTAGCAATACGAGGACTATAAGGCTTAGCGTCCACCTTAACTCCAGACTTCACAGGATCCTTAGAATACTCTAGTCTAACTGTGTTCTTACCAAAGTTAATAGAAATAATATCACCTCCCTTACCTTTAGGATATATCTTGCCATCTAATGTAAGAATACCTTTGTCTGTGTGTATACCTGCGATACCTAAGTCAGCCATAGCTGTCATCGCTTGCTCTTGAGTCATCTCTACTGCAATGTGCCTCTTGCCTTCGTAGGTAGGTAGACCTTTAATTAGCGCATACTTTCTAAGTGCTGCACCCTCTGCTCCTTCAGCAGCTACAAATCCAGTCTTCTTAACTTGCTTTTGGAATAATACTCCATCAATAGGACTGCCCTCTATCTTAGCCGAAGACAATCTATCTGCAAGCAATCCTGACGGAGACCCAGTAACCCCCATCTCTGTCAAAGCAGCAAAAGCCTCAGCTACGGCTGCTGGATTATTAAAGTCTAATTTAATTGGAGTGCCAGATATATCAGAAGCAAAACGAACAAATCCCTTCAGCATATTCTTTAGAGGACTTGTCATTCTGTACGTGTCTATTGATAAATCACCTGACTGTATCATAGAGTACACCTCAGTAACCATCTCTTCCGACCTACTCAAAACAGGATAAGCTCCCATCCATCTAGTAAAACTCTCAGCTACATTCTTGTTCTTAAATTTAATAGCACCTGTACGCAATGCATCCATAATATGGTTAGATAAATGCTGATTAACGCTACTAGGTTCATTAAAATCTAAAGGCGATACTGCATTAGATGTTTCGTTGTCATCAATACGAAGTAACACTTGACCTAATGGATCAACAATAGTCCCTCTAGATGCAGGGTCTCTATCTATAATACCTGAGCTGAGTAATGGGCTATCCTCTGATAACACAGAACGAGCAATCATATTTTGATAATCAGCCTCGCTCGTAAATCCTTTCTTCTCCATCTTAGCCATTGCTACAGCCTCAACATTAGTCAATAATCTAACTAGTGCCCCATTTAAAGCTGTGGCGCTAAGACCTTTTTCATCTGGAGTGTACACACTTGAAAGAATAGTTAAGAAAGCCTCTGCCTCTACAGTCCTTTGATCAAGCTCATCGATACCTAAATCTTTTATATTAAAGTCTGTATTGAACAAGTCATTAACTACATCTAATATAGTCTGCAAAAGCTTCTTTAATCCTCCGTACTCTACCGTTGGGTCAAAAAATATCTTACCCTGCATAATTTGAGGAACAATCTCTACGAGTATCTCTTCGTACATAACATTCGCCCCCTCTTCTCTATATGCACTTATAAATTTCGCAAATCTAATTTGGTCAATCTCGCTTCTAAATTTAAGCTTACCCTTATCAAACATCTCTACAATCTGAGTAACAAGCTCAGACCTTATCTTTATCTTATCCATCCCAGTCTTTGCCATAATAGCCTTATAAGCTTTATCTAGCATTGAGTGGAATAGCTCGTGAGCTAAAACTTCTTTGAGCTTAATAGGGAACTCTAAAGGACTTAATTCGTAAGCCTCTGTTGCATTTTGAATTTGCTCTAGTAACTTATCCCCATAAATAACTATAGCATTCCTTTGCGGTGCAAAGTGCCCATAAGAATTATGTCCACTTGGATCTCCTCCAAACCAAAAGTTAACATAGTCATCCTGAGCTTCTTTTGTTAACAAGAAAACAAACTTACCGCCAGACTCCCTTTGAGTCTCAACAGCTGCTTTTATTGTTTTTAAGTATCTTTCTTTGAGTGTCTCTTTATTATCTTCTAACTTTTTTCTGTCTATTGCAACTAACTCAGCAAAAACACCCTTCCCCATTGCTCTAGATAGATTCTCTTTTTTAGTATATGCATCTAATAGATTATTAAATAGTGTTTCTAGCGAATCTAGTATCTGCTCATCAGACATCGTTTCGTCTATAATACCATCTTTAGCAGCCACTCTATTCCGCCATTGATCTAATGCATCATCTGGATTCATATTAGACATCCATCGGTCTGCTCCTTCAAGCATCCAAAATCCCCAAGCCTTTTCCTCTGCTTCTTCCTCTGTTAAGTACTGCATCTCTGCTTCCTTCGTTCGTCTTTTACCGTACTCTTCTAAGGTTTCTCCTTCTTGAATATTATCCTGTCCTGTTTCTTCTTTAAACTGTTCTTTAAATTCTATTACAGTAGATAATTTATCCTGCACGTTTTGAGCATTAAAGCCACCATCAATAGATATCGTAAACTCTTGTCCACCTTGCGTCTCTCGTGTGGTTGAGTTTTCTTTTACATTGCTTATAGTAAATCCACCTTCTCCAAATACTTCAGAAAGTGCATCGCTAATATTATTAAGTTCGTTGTCAATTGTTGCTTGGTCTACTCCCTCTATAACTACCTTGACGCTACCTGTATCAGTAACGCCATTCTTATTCATATTCTCAGCTATCTTAGAAAGTGCTACGTACACAAAAGGTTTAGCGTTCACGTTAAGCTCGTCGTCAGCCACCATAGTGTAAGTGCCGTCTTCTTTTCGTGTAACTTCTAAGTTAACAATTTCAGAAGATACCGCTGAAACTGACATCTGCTTTTCTCCATCTCTAAATTGAATATCAGAAGTCTCCTCTTTTGCGTCAGTGCTAATAGTAGTTACATCATCTTCTTCTTTACCATTTATACTTACTGACTGCAACGTAGTTGTTACAGTGCCTGTTTGATTACTGTCTCCGGTAATACTGGACATTGCAGCAGTATCGGCAGTCTCTGCTCTACGCTCCATAACCTTTGGAGCCTCCATAGTTTCGTCAGCTCTACCCTCCTGCGCAACTTCTTCAGCTGCTAACACCTCTATAGCCTCGTGTACATTACCATCTCTCATTTCGTTAAAAGCAAAAGACATTCTAGTTCTAGCATCAGCCTCTTGTAATCTCTCAGAAATACTCTGCTTAGTATCTTCCGCTGCTTTACTAAGGTCTGTCTCTAACTGAGTATCAGTCTTCACGTTAGGCATAGTAGCTCTCAAAGCATCTGTAGCCTGAGATACACTAGCGCCGGTCATCAAAACTATAGCTTCGATCTTACCCTGCAATCCCTGTACGTCATTGCCTAAGCTAGTTTCCTTAGTATCTCTACCTCTAATCTTATTAATTATAGGACTAGACTTAGCTCTCTGCTGTACTACACGAGCAGCGTTGTATACTTCTCTAAACTCAGCAGACATCTCATAAGGATTCTTGATAGACTCTTTTATATTACCGTAAGCAGTAATAGAACCTGCGCCAGCACCCATTGCAAATCCTGTAGCAAATGTTTCACCCATATCAGCGAACAAGTCTTTGTCCATCCCTAGCACGTCTCTATCTACTACATTGCTAGTTAACGTAACAAGCATCTCACTGAAGCCTTCAGCAGATGAATCAAATAGAAGCTCTCCTAAATCCTTACCTGTTTCTTTTAGAACTGCTTTTCTGTATGCTGAGTTTGACAGCTCGAAGAAGTCTTTTGAATTTTTAATTAACTCAGAAACAGTTTTTTTCTTAGCAGCCGTAGTCATTGTTCTCCACGCCTTACCTCCAATGTATCTTTCGATGTGCCCAGAAAATCCTTCTGCTACTGCCACTGCGGCTGAACCTACTAATAAGTTCTTATAGTCTGCATCTAGATTACCTAAACCCTCGAAGTACTTATCAGCACCTGCACTTGTAGCCATAGAGGCAATACCTACATAAGGTATCATTGCTTGAACCATAGAAGGCGAAGATTGGAAAGCGTTGGATATAGCTACTCCTGCTTTACCTACTATCATTTCTGTTTTAGAAATCTCGCCTGCATCATAAGCATCGCCTATGCCCTTCCACGTGTTATCTGTTAATGACCTGTTCTGTGCTTTAATCTTTGCAGCTGTAGATCTGTCTAACTTGTACTTAGTAATATCACCTACACCTCCTTTGGCTGCATCAATATCAAAGAGGTATCCTGAAGTTTTAAGGAACTCATTAGCTACATTAGATTCTACGTCGTAGAAGTTCTGCATAGCATTTGCTATATCGGTTGGATTGTCAGACTCATACGCATCTGCTACCGCTTGCTTAGCATCTTGTATACGGTTATCATCTTGAGTCATAACAGTACCTGCTACTGTAAGTAGCTCAGGAGCTATCTCTACCACATCATCTATAATAGAGTAAGGTATAGTAGTTATACCATATCCAATCTTAGCTGCCTTAGTCTTAGGCTCTACGTTCTTTCTAAATGCGTCTACGTACATATCAGCCAACACATTCCCTGCCTCTGTTTTAGCATACCTACCTAGCTTCATTTCAGCTACTACAGATGATAAACGATCAACGTAAGTTTCGTCTTCTCGTACATATGGGTTAGCTTTGAACTGAGCTACGATATTATCTATAGCTTCTTTAGACTGTGCTTCGTCTCCATTGATTACGTTTTCTGCATTGGCTGCAAAGTTAGCACTAAGCTCAGCTATCGCTGGTTCTTTTGGCTGGTTTTTTACGAATGCATCTATTAACACCTTACTGATAGCTGCTCCACCGGCTAGTTGGTGTCCTCTCAAATATTTAGAAGCAGACTCCATTTCTTCTGGCTCTACCGTAGCAAACGCCTCCATAGTTTCACCTATTCCGGTTGTTTCTAGGTATTCCTTGCCAGCTTCTTTTAAATCATCCTCTAACGCTCTTATTTCCTGAAGCTTTAAGTCAGCCTCAGCATTAGTCATTGGCGTGTTCTCGAACTCGTTGATTAGCTCGTTCAATCTTTTTCTAGTTACGTCAAGCTCTAGTCCAACAACCTCTGATGTTTCCTGAAACTTTTGTTCTTGCAAGTCTCGTAAGCCTATATCCTCAGGTGCGTTAGCCTCTAAGAATCTAGCCATCTCTGCCTGTATTTGATTCTCTTGATACCTATTAGGATCGTTTCGGAATTCTATAGGGTCAAATATTACACCTGTATCTCTAGCAGATACCGGCTTCTTCTGTACGTAATCCTTTACCTGCTTGTATAAAGCTTGGTACGCATCGCTACCTCTATCTACTTCATACTTTTCTGTGCCTTCATACTCGGATACATTCCTGAATAGCTCATCCTTATTATCTAGAATAAACCTATCTATATTTGTGCCACCTTGAATCTCAGAAAGATCCACGTCTGCTGTTGCGTCTGTGGTTCCTGTCAATAAGGAAGGGTCTAGTTCTGGTACGGTTGATTCCGTTTGTACGTCCGGAAGGTCTGTAGAGTAGCCTCTAGTCTCTCTATCTGAAACTTCAAGTTCTGCTTCAGCCTTTGGAGCCACGAACTCCGGACTTGGGGACGAAAAAAAGGTAGAGTTAAATTCTTTTATACCTAAGTCCTCCGAGCCAAATGCTTTCGCCGTGTTCAGTCTTTTTAGTAATTCCTCTTTTTTGACTTCGTCAGAAAATATATTAAGGAATTGCTCTTCAGTTAGCTCTGTATCCCCAAACGCTTGTGCAGCATTAAGTCTACTGACTAATTCTTTTAATTTTGGATTCATTATGTATATGGTTTAAATATTTATTGCTGGGTTTTCTCGACATAGTTGTTAGGTAATTTTCCTGTTACCAAGTCTTTAAGAAAAAATGGATTTGTAGATTTATCCTTAGAAACATTAGCCCCACCAGATCTTCTTACTGCTCTATCGCCATATGCCTGACTAACTAAAACATCTTTAAATGTCCTTATGGATTCAGGAGTAGGTTTCCCCTTCTCATCAAGAGTAATAGCAACTTCTTTAGGTTCATCCTTTGATATCCTTATTTCTACTAAAACTTGTTTTACAGGTTTTTCATTTATCTCAGTTTCAATTTCTTTAACATCTAATATATCGACATCTCCAAAGTCACGAATCATTAATTTTTTCAAATCATCAACTGTCTCCATAGGAGTCTGATCGTATATTAAAGAAGCATTTTGTTTATTTTGTTGCTCTAATAATTGATCTGCGAAAGGTTTGCCACCAGTCAGTTCTGCGAATGCCCGATTTAAGTAATTAGCATTGTATCTAGGCTTATCACCTATTTTTTCTGCTTTCAATGCTTCAGTAGCAGCAGAGACACTTAAATCTGGATTCAATTCCCGCTTTCTTTTAATTAACGCCTTTGCTTTACTTAGTTCGTTCAATTCCTCCTGCTCTAGTAGGTTCCGGTATTTAATATTAGCCCTTTCTGCCCTAGCCCCCATCTCTATTATTTGCTTCCTACTAACACCTGCACCAGCAATACTTGTACTCGTAGGGAATTTAGCATCAAGAACTTCGTTCATAATTCTAACCTGCTCTGCCTTAGGCACTTGCAAGTTTAAGTTAGTGATGTCCACATTTGGGTTAGCCTCTCTAGCCTTCTTGATTAGAAATGCTTCAACTTGTGGGTTGGCTGTAAAATTGGCTATGTTGTCTACATTTGCTCTAACAACACCTGTGGTAGTGGTAGTTCCAAAAACATCCATACCTTCTTCCTGCCCTACAACTCCGTACTCAGATTCAGAAAACTGAGTAACCATTGTTGGGATAACCTTATCAAGTATATACTCTTCATTAAGGAACTCGGTATGCTCTGCAATGTTAAATCCTTTATTTACTACGTTGGCAGCGTGAGCATCAATGTTCTCTAGAGTTACATCATCAGAATAGTACTTTTCATTAAGGTACGCTAAGAAGTTTGCGTCCACATTAATTGAATCGTCAGCTTGAGCAGCCTTTAATTCTGCATTGTAGGAATTATTTAGATCAGTCACAGCGGACTTAGCAGCATAGAACTTAGGCATAGCCTGATTCATAATCTCGTATTGGTTTACACCAATGAGTCCCTGCTCGCTTGCTTGCGTAAGTGCATCGTTGAGAATGCTATTTGCCAATGAACCCAAACGACCCTGAGCAGCTTGTGTTCTCAGGGTTTCGTTCATCCTCTCTATAGATGCTTGCTTTTTAGCCTCTTGTTGTTGGAATGTTTCCTTAACACTAGAGGTAAAGCTTTTTCCGGTATATTGTAAAGGATTATAAATATTCATTAGTCTTATCTCTTAATAGGCATTTGATTAAATACATTGTACCCCATACCAGCAGATTTGGTTTTTGTTGTGTGAGGAACAAAGCCACCGTCATTGTTACTTACATTTTGACCTCCAAAACCTTTAAATGAATCTGGGTACTGAGCTGCCATAGAGAATATGTCCCCAGCCATAGCTCCCATACCACCAATAGCATTCATAATGTTTTGCTGCCCAACCATACGTTGTTGCTGTGCCAACATATAATCTTGTTGTTTCTGCTGAACAACTCTGTTCTTATCAGCTGCCAATGCTTGATTAGCTGCAATGACATCTCCAAAACGAGTGTCTTGCATTTGAGTTGCTTGAGCCATAAGGTTAGCCTGTTGGTTCTGTGCGCCTGAAGTTACGCCTGACAAAGCTTGTAACGCTGCTGCTGAATCGGCTGCTGTTTGCTGTGCTGCTATAGTAGCAGACGCTGTTTGCCTGTTAAGGTTAGCAGACGCTTGAGCCATAAAAGGATTGGCTGCATAATAACGATTTAATGACATAGCTCTATTCTGCTCAAATTCTTGTTGAACCTGAAACTCAGGTTTCTGTACTTGTTGTGCTTCACGCATCATCTTTGAGCCCTGAACCATACCGTAGATCGTTTGTCCTAATTGGGCTGCTCCACCAATGATAGCACTTGCTGCTAATAATGACATATATAGAAAAGTTTTATTCGAATAATAGTGTAATATAATACTTTACGCAATAATATACATAAATATAAGGGGGAACTTATAATTAAGCTTGCGACTTACCTACTGTGTGACCAGAAGATATAGCGTACTTAACATTGATTGCGTTCACCTCAAAGTCATCATCAGGGTAATCCATAATCAAAGCCACCTGAACAAACTGACCCCTTATCCTGTCCCCAAAGATAAGATTGTTAAAGTAATCCTCATCTTCCGTAGGGTTACCTGTAAGCCTGTCTCTTAGTATTGGTGCGTAATAGATACCTTCTTTCTCTACAAACTCAGTAGAGTCTATGTCTGTCTGCTGCTGATAAGGTCTCAGGTTCTGTATGTATACGTGAGTAGGAACTTCATCCGACTCTACAGATATAGCTTCCGGAACCTTTACTGCCTCTGGTGGTGCGTTCAATACTACAGCAATCTTACTAGGGTAGTTGCTACCAAAGAACTTATTCCTAGAAGCTGACTTTTGTAGCCACAGCCTACCTTCATTAAACTGAGCAGGAAGAACACCTATCCCTGATAACGCCTCCGGATCCATTGTCAATGCTGTCATCCATCTATCTGTATCCATATCGAACACAAGAACAAATCCATCTGCATATTCAAATGGGTTGTCTACCGTCCCTTCCGCTGTAGCGTATCCTGCAAGATCTCTTACCGGTCTGTCACTATCCGCTCCTATTGTTATATAGTATTGGTTGTAACGTTTATTGATGGACGCTGCAAGATTAAGTGGTCTAACAAAGTCCGCCATAGTACGGAAGTAATTAGACATACCTAAATCAGATATGACTCTAATACCATTTGATCCATACTGCACAACTGCTCCTTTGTTTACGTCGTACCAACAAACAGTACCCTGATAAGCTGCCACTGACATAGGGTGCGATGTACCAAACATACCTCTAACTTCAGACATACCACCAATAACATCAGGAGATCCAGTCGTCAACATTTCTCCCTCTTTGTCTCTAATCAATGTTTCGCCTAGATATATAGAAGTAGTGTTGGTCTCTGCTATAGCTAACATCACCTGACCATAAACATCTGTAGTCGAGGACATAACTAATTTCTTTATCTCGCCACCGTTGTCAGATGTTTCTTTGTAGTCTAATGCACTTACATTATTTATAAATGTACGCTCAGAATCTGGTGTAGATATCCCAGAGTAATACACCCTGTCACCTATACGTTTCTGCTTTTGATCAGGAGCAGCAATGTAAGTCCTACCTACGCTTAAATCTAAAAAGTTTTTCCTTTCACGATTAGGGTTTTGATACTCGTTTATATTACCGCTTTGATCTGACAGCAATGTAACATCACCCAACAAGTTAAATATTTGTCCAGAGTTGCCAGTCTTTCCGAAAGCTTTTGTTTCGTAGAACAAAGGTTTTTCAAGCAAAGGTACTAGCTCTCTGATTTCTATTATAGGTTGATCAGCTAGTATACTAGGGCAATCGTAGTCTGCCAAAGTACATATTAACCAAAGCTCACCGGCACCTTCTACGTGCATAGCTATTGGAGAAACTTCAATTTCATTTGTAGCGTCTTTCACCAATACCCTATATGTACTTTCTTGATTTATCTCAAAACCACCGCCCTCTTCTATAATACCCTTCAAGCTTACTGCTATAAATTCGGCAGTAGGCACTGTAGATAACGCACCTGTATTTATAAGCTCATAAGAAGTGACGTCGTCAATTCGTTTTGTTCTTGCGTATTTAACAGAAGTAGTTGTAGACCCTTTGTATTGCAAGAATGAAGATATGTTTAAACATTTTGTTCTGGCAAAAGCAAAATGAGAAACCCAATCAGGAGCGTTCACAAACGTAGCTTTCACACTAGTTTTTGTTCTTGCATCACTATAAGTTCTTTCAGGAACATCGACAATCCATTCAGGATCTGTAATAACCCCGCAGGTTCTTCCTTTGCTATCAAAAGGTATTATACCTAATTGATAAGATCCGCCACCCTTATACTGAACCCCACTAGACGTACTACCTAAATTCACCATAGTTGGTGTTTGCTGAGGAGATGTTTGAGTGGATATGACAGTAGTAGTAGCATTTATTTGATTTGTCTCTATGTCTTGATAGTAATCCTCAACCAATGCCCTTATCTGAGGATCGGTCTTAGTAGATCCTGACCAAGATATTAAAGCTTCGGATGGGTGAACAAACAAAGTGTCAGGTAGTGTTTTTGCGTTGAAATCAGCTGCGGTAAATCCCGAAGGAACTGGGTATAATCCATTATTAGCTGGATTACCATTGTCATTTACAACGGCATAAAAATTCTGTACATTATATGAGCCTGCTCCTCCAACGGCTGCGCCAACAATCAATGTATTGTAGTACACGTAAGATCCTCTGATGGTTGCGTTTATAACATCATTCAAAGAAAACTGCAACGTAAAATCATCAGCAGCAACATCAAAGCTACCTGCCGGAATAACGTTACCCATAAATGCTCTGTTCTTAGCCGTCTCTAATGCTTCTGCTCTATATGGCACAGCGTCAAACAATAACGAAGCTGACCCTGCATCTATTATTTCTCCTACCCTTTCTCCTGTATAATCAGTTGTAAACTCAGAAAAGTTTCCTGATGCACTTTCAACCATATCAGACCTGCTAATTATTTCTATAACAGACCAGTTAGAATCTGTACTATCAAAAGTACCTCTCCTTACACAAAGCTCTACTCGGTCAACGTCTTTAGGTATCTCTTCATTATTAGGGAAGTATATAGTTACAACATTGTAGTAATCAGACTCGTCTATGTTCGTAGATTTTGTCTTGCTACTGAATGGAGATAATACAGACCTGTACCCATTTTTATATACATACCTGTAAGCAAACTGAAGAACATTACCACCTATTATTCTAGGCTTAGAGCTGTCATAGCTTGGGACAACTGAAGGTGGTCTAATCCCACCTCTTCTTATGAATGTAAATTCATTAGGATTAAAGTACGCATCGTACCTATCTTGATCACAGTTAGTGTCTACCGAGTCAATATAATAAGTGTCATCAAATGTAGACCTGCTCACTAAATCGTAAGCTGTGTTGTTTGAATTATATTCAGAAACATATGAGCTTTGATAAGTCAATATTCCTCTCTCTGCATCTATTGTCATTGGGTCGAACTTGTCACCCATTGCCCAATACATTTCGTTACCTATCTTACCAATACCAGTAAGATTGAATGTATCGCCCCAAGTATATGTCTCATCACCAAATCCCCACAATCCAACCATATATGTTTGCCCTAATAAATCACCATCCTCAGCCTCTTCGTTCACTAAGAAGTCACCATCATCGGTAATTATAATAGATCCGTTCTGCTGTAGGATGTAGTAGTCATCTATTGTTTCATATTGTTCAAAGCAAACTAAAGCTAAGATACCACTATTCTTGCGTAAAGAACCTTCTAATCCGTCTACTGTATTCTTGAAAGTAAAGCCATCCCATCCTATGTAATAATACAATCTTCTTCTCTCAGGTTCTTCATACACACCCAACACACGACCTTTGTGTGTTTCAAAAAAGAACTTATCCCATCCTTTAGATGCAATAGAAGTCCCATTGTATTCAGTAACACTAGGTGTGTGGTATCCACCGTTTATTATATCTGGCTGCTTATAGTAATCGTAGTATGGGTTTTGCGCCTCTGTCTCTAAGTACGGTATGGACGTTGGAACGTTACCCATAATATTCGTAATGGCTCCTGCTTTACCTTCAGAGTCATTCGATATGTGGCAGTTGAACGATGCCGTATAATCTGTAGGAGGAATCAATCCTAGTGAAGTACTAAGATTAACACCACCCAAAGGTAAAAACTTCTGATTCATTACGCTTTGATTGATTGTTTATAATTCGATCTGAACAACCTCAACATACTGTCTGTATCTATCTTAGTCAATGCTGCTCTTAGTTTTCTTTTTTCGTTAGAAAGAATCTGCTGCTCTCTATTGGTGTCTCCTAGCCTACCTGTTCTGTCGTATCGAGCAAAATTAAATCTAATGCTCTGCTCAATGTAAGGTGTAGCCACAACAGGAATACCTGTATAGAACTGGCTTTTATCGTAAGCTACATATTCAAGATACAGGATATCGTTTTCAGACCTATTACCACCCACTAAAATCTTAGATCGCTCAGGTATAAACTTAAATTCATCAGCACGATGAGCGTTGCCAAGACCAAACATCTTTCCATTTATCTCACCGTAATCGTTTACAGACCTACCAAACGTGTAGTTGTTAAAGCTTGAGTTTATAGATATCGTGTGACCACTAGGTTCATCGTAAGATATCTGAGCATCTGCATCGTCTAAGTTAGGTAATCTGTTGTAAGATTTATTCTCACCCATAGGTACGATCTCTTTACCTTTTTCAACGCCGACCTTAATCCAATCCACTAAATCCGAAGGTATGTCGCATTCTCTAAATTCATCAACAGTAAGTCTCACTGTTTTCACATATGGTAACGTACCTAGATTCAAATCCCTCATAGTGCGTATGCCTATACTTGCTGCCCTAAAATAGGAATGTATTGGAAGATTCATCTCAACCAATACTGTTCTTACTATAGAGTCCATTGTTGTTGTTGCTACTCCGTTATTCATTATCTAGCAGGTTTATTATTAAAGTTAGTAGACGAGTCATCCTCCTGTACTCCAGACAAAAGCTGCACAGTTAATGTAACTATATCGTTTACCATCTCTTGAGGAAAGTTTATCTCTACAGAGTCTGACAAAGATTTAAAGTTATTAACTACCATAAAAACTATAAAAGTTTTAGTAGTATCCGTAACAGCATTAGCATTACTGAATTTAGCAAAAACAGTTCTGCCTCCTTCCCATTCGTAGTGATCTAAGTTCTCTAAGAAGTTTGTAGATATTATTGAGCTTTGCATAAGAAATTGCTGCCCATTAGGTACAGGCACAAACTCTCTTCTAGCTCCACCTGTAGACCTTCCCTTAGGATATAGCTTGAACAAACCTAATCCATTAGGCAAACTTACCGGAGATACAGGTAACTCTATTTCATAATAGTTTACTTCGTAACTCTCAGCATCAGGAGCTCCATCCTGATTCTTCGTTCCTGTGACTTCAAACTTAGCCAACATTGTTGAATCTGGTATAGATAAACCTTGAGCCAAAAAGTCATTGGCAGCTACTTTATATAATTTATTAAAAGCTGTTTCAACATAAAATGCTACTTCAGCTTCAGTGAATTGAGAGTCAGCATAATCGCCTCCCTCTAGTCTTCTTAGAACTAATTCTACAATAGCACCTTTAGTCATTAGTCTTTATTCTTTTGATTATTTAATGCGATTACGCTTTGATTCTCCACGTTAATTCCTAACAATATCAATGCCCTTACTATAATCTTATTCACGTGAAGATCGTCCCATTCAAGATCTGTACTTGTCCCAGCGTTATGTGTGATTACACGTCCTGACTGAGTGTAAGAAAAGTTTGGCTTAGCAGGTCTTTTTAGATAATGCAAAGTTACTGTTATGCCTCCAGTACCTGAAGCTCTATTATATCTGCGATAAGAAGGTGTAGAAAAACTAAACCCATTGAATGTACCACCTTCTCCGGCGTAAGTAATGAACTCCCCTGTATTTATATTAGACCTAACTCTGCTGCTAATCTTGCCCTGAGGTATCACCTCAAACCTAGCTCCATCTGACTTGACCCACTCTAAAGTATAAACCCAATCAGATGGGAGTACCAAGTAAGCAGGGTCGTTTTGGTTTGCAGAAGCCAATGCTGTGCCATTGTTAGACCCATCGTATTCTGTATTAGTGTATTCAACTACAGAAATGAACGGATTCAGCGCATTATTTAAGGATTGCGAAATTCCAAATGATGTGCGCCCTATTGCGTTTCCTGCACTGAATTCACGTTCATCCCCTAGTAAAAACTTAAACTCTTCCATTTGCGCCCTGTCTAGAACATCATCAATTTCAGAGTGTGAAATATATCCGTACTCGCTCTTATTTAACTCAAACAAGATTAAGTCGTGTGTTTCTTTGATCGTCATAATAAAAAAGGATTTGCTGTAATATACAACAAACCCTCTTTATCTACATAATTACAGGTGGGTATCTATAAGTACCCTTATGTAATTAAGATCTTTCTTCGAATCTTTCTTTACCTGAAAGAAAAGCAGCAACTGATGTTCCAAATCCCACCAATACTAAGGCTGCATCCCAAATAGAATCTAATTGAGCCAACGTTCCGTTAACCAATTCAGATGCATCTGCTAAACCTAATGCTGCAAGTAATACACCTAAAGCAGTTAGGATGTGTCTAATTAATGATTTTGTTGATTCGTTCATTTCAAAAATTTTTATTTAACAAATAGTATGAACATAAAGTACAAGTATAACGTTTTATAGCTTCATTTTTGTAATTATAGGTAGTAATTACTTTTTCATAATTTTTTCTGCACCTCTCGAACCGAAGTACGCTAACACCACCGTCATTAAAAGATTGCCAAAAACTGTAACATATGTATCATCAACATCAAAATTAAGTATACTCATACTATCTGCGTAAACAATGAATGTGAAATTAACAATCACCCAAATTAGAAACAATGGTCTTATAGATCGAGTCAGCCAAGACTCAGATTTACTATCAGCTACCCATCGCTCTGTTATAGCATCCGTAGCTTTCATCTGTGTGTCATTTAATATTTTTTGGAGTTCATTCTTTAGCTTCTCCTTTTCTTCTTTTGTCGTAGTTACTTTATCTACGGCATCACCCAGTGCTGCTATTGTATCTGCACCCCCAAATATATTTGACAGTATAGCTCCTAATTTAGTGTTTGGCATATTAATACTTTTTAGATCTCATTGCAGTTCTCTTGCCTGCTGCTTTACCTTTTTTGGTAGCCATAGTCTTACGACCTGTGTTTTTAAACTTTTTGCTACCTGATTTAGCTTTTTTAGCTGCTGCTTTACCCTTCTTAGTGTAAGGGAATTTTTTACCTCCTACTTTTGGCATAGTTATCTTTTTTTAGTGATTTTTGAATTAGCTGTTTTAGCAGCTTTTTTTCCTACTGACTTACGACGCTTGGTAGCCATAGTCTTTCTACCTGTGTTTCTATATTTTTTACAGTTACACTTTCTTTTACCTTTACATTTTTTGCAAGTCATAATTATTTCTTTTTAGAAGTTCTCTTTTTAGTAGTTTTCTTTTTAACGCCTGTACGGTTTTTACCTTTATGTATACCGTGACTAGCGTGTTGCTTACCAGCTTTAGTAGCAGCTCTTTTTTTTCTATTAGCTGCTGCTAACTTTTTTCTGCCTGCTTTTGTGCTTTTAAGTTTAGAAATAGTTTTAGCAGGTGCATATACCTCACCGGTCTCACTAGACTTTTTACCTGAAGCAGTTCTCCACTTCTGTTTAGTCCACCTATCTAAACTTTTTTGTCTTTTGGTTTTTGCCATTACTTATTTCTTTTTACTTTTATAACCACCGCCAGCAGCTTTGTACTGCTTTGCTAACATCTGTGCTTTACGTGCTGACCACTGACCGGATCTACCGCCTTTGCTACCTGCTTTAATTTTTTCAAAAAGCCTCTTACGCATTGTAGGCTTAGTGTAATTACCTGATGCATTTACAGTACTTTTTTTCTTGCTGTTTGATTTTTTCTTTTGTGGCATAATTACTTGCGTTTACCTTTACCTGTTGTTTTTTTAGATCCTCCTTTTTTCCATAGTGTGTTGCAAGCCAAATGCCTAGCAGTTCCTGCTTTTGCAGTTGAACACTTGTGTCTGGCTTTGAAGTTTTTCCTAGCCTTATCTGAGTAGTTATGCCTCATAGAGGAATCACCAGCGTGAACCATTTTGGATTTACCTCCTTTACAGACTTTCTTCATTACTTTCTTTCCTGCTCTTGTACTCTTCCTTACCTCTCCGCACTTCATAGACTTTTTAGCCCTAGCTGTTTTGGATCTAGGTTTGGACGTTGCACGCTTTGCAGCAGGCTTCCTTTTTGTTGTAGCTTTGCGTCTTGTTGTTGTTTTCTTTTTTGTTGGCATAATTAATTAAATTGTATTTTTCTATGTAAACCAATACATTCCTATTGTTGTTAACTATCCAATATTCTATGTATAAATGTTTATCAGAGACAAAATAATTAACAGAATTAGGATATCTTTTATTCTTATATCTGTGTTTAATCCATCGTGTTGTATGGAATTTATAAACAGACAAATCGTAACCTCTATCAATGTGCAAATACTTGCCATATTTATTAATACAAACCTTTGTGGTGTCACTATAAATATGTACACTACGAATACCGTAAGGTATAATAAGAGTCCTATCGCTGCCACAAAATTGGCTATAGCAATCTAAATAACCACAAAGTATAAGTAGTATTAATATTTTGAGCCTCATTCATTTAGGTGCGACTTAAATGTAAGATATTGTTTTAATTACACATCAGTAGCTCCAGACCACTCGTCTAATGTTTTCAAGTGAGAATACGCTTGAGCGTAAAAATTATCTGTTGATGTTTTATCAAAGGTAATTTCTAGCCTGTCAATTTTCATAGTTTCCCCACCTGCGTCTCTAGTTGCCTGATCAGGGAATACCTGAATAATACATTCTCCTGTAATAATTTTTTCTGTAACTTGTTCGATATTTTCTTCTGATCCCACTTCAGTTTGTAGAACATCTTGCCTAGTTCTAATCTGTGAAATTCTTACATATGCATTTGCAAATGTTTTACCATAAAGGTCTTTTGAATATTCTAATGCCATTTTTTAAAAAAGTTTTAATTATTTAATTAATGAAAGTCAACCCAACCTGTTATTGAATTTACATATCCTTCATATTTTCCTGTTGTTGTGTTAAATCTAATCATTCCCGCTACAGGAGACGAAGGTCTTGATGCTGTCGTTCCTGTTTGAATCTTCATATAGTTTCCACCTGTCCAAGTAACATCTCCATCAGCACTTACTCTTAGTCTTTCCTGACTACTTGAACCAATGATGATTGTATCATTTAATGCTTCTGTACTACTTGATTGAATATTAGAACCTATAAAAGTATTCCCACTTTGATTATTAGATGAACTAGCAACATTGTAGCCTATATATACATTATTAGACCTTTGAGTTGCACCCATTGCTCTACCTGCATAATAACCTACAATAGTAGAAGTAGTTAAATTTGATTGCTCTGCTGCTGAACGACCAACAGCTACTGAATTACTAAAACCACCTGAATTATTTACTGCATTCATACCAACAACTACAGCATTACTCAATGACCCTGCATTTCTAGCTGAGTTCATACCTACTGCTACAGAGAATGTACCACCATTTGTAAGTTGTGCTGCTCTTGCTCCTATTGCAGTCATATAAAGACCATTCGTATTTGTACCATCACCTGCTTGGTAGCCTACTATTGTACTATAATTACCTGTACCTACTGTATCTACATTATTAATTACAATGGAAGCAAATCTTGAAGCACTACTCATATAGAAATTACCACTGTTAGTAATTTTAAATAAATCATTGCCACTACTATTTTCAACAAAAAGTGCATCAGTGTTTACTGATGTATCTGCACCAACTAAATGAAGTTTGGCTAGGGGATTTGTAGTATTAACTCCAATATCTCCATCAGATTTGATGGTCATTCTTGTAGACCTACTTATTCCTGTACCTGTTTGGAGCTCTATTCTTTGTGGCACAGCAGTTGGTGAAACAGCACCATCAATAAGCATTTCTACACCTGCTGTTGCAGGTGAAGCAGAAGTTCCATCATATGCTGCTCCTAACAAACTAAATACATAGTCTCCACTTGTAGGAGCACTTGGAGAAGCAAGACTTCCTTTTGCTCTTGTAGCTTTAAATACACCTCTGTTAAATGAAGATGTACCTGCTGAAATGATGTTAACACCGGGTGCTGTATTCTGTGCAGAAACATTAACTATGTCAGTTGAATATAATGCAGATGATATTGTATTATTTCCATCGCCTATGTGTAAAGCAGAAACAGGATTGGACACCTGAATACCTACATCATCTGTGGTAGTGTTTCCTGCTGTGGTAACTTCTTGAAGCGTTGGTGTGCTACCTCCTCCTGATGTTTCTATGATATTACCGCTTGCATCCACTGCCAGTGTGTAGGCTGCTGTACCTGTATTAGAACCACTACCATAAGAATGCAATCTTACGTCTCCAGTAGAATTAACAGTGACTCTATCGCCACCATTAGTCCTAAAAACCATTTCATTATTACCGTGATAATATCTAATGTACCCTGCATTTACTGCACTTGGATCTCCAAAAGCAATGTATTGATAAGTATTAGCAGGGCTAAATAATTGCAAACCTATATTTGTACTGCCTTCAATAGTTAAATCATCGTGGTTAGTATTTGGAATGTATGTCCCTCCGTTTCCTGTATATATATGCAACCGAGATTGAGGCAAAGTCGTCCCAATACCCACATCTCCACCGCCATTACCTATAATAATATCATCAGATATATAATGGTTTAAAGATAAGTATTGACCACTACTATCTAAGATCAAGTAAGCTCCATCTCCTGTTCCTCCGCTAATAGAAGCGTTACCTGAGTTTCTACCGACAATAATTGCATCCACTTCTGCGGATGGATTTGCTATTTCCAAAGGCGCACTCGGACTCGACGTGCCTATACCTATATTGCCATTAGAGTGTTTTATAAATAAATCGTATCTTGTGGCATTTCCCACAGTATTAGCATTAATAGCTAACCCCCCTAAATTAGAATTTGACCAAATACTGTAAACTTCATCATTAGTATCAATAGTAATACCATCACTTGATGCAAGTGCTATGTTAATATCTAATTTAGAAGCAGGACTCGAAGTGCTAATGCCCACGTTTCCTCTAAAATAAATATCTGCATTATCCTTAAAAGCCTCTACTTTACGGACTACAACATTAGAAAGGTAAACTTCTCTATCTCCTGCTCCATAATTTACAAGAACATAATTTTTAATATACCTAACAGCTCCACCATCAGAGCCATTATAAGGAGTGTGAGAAGAAGGAATTGTAGCGTAACCACCTACAGTATACCAATTACCATCTGCTGTTAATGTTATGTTACTAACAGGATATGTTATTAGACCAAAGTTAGAATTTATCAGTTTCTTATCTTTGTCCAATCCGTTAACACCTAAATAAAAATTACTTTGTGTCCCTGTGTCTGTTGCAGGGATCATATAAGTAGCTTCTATATAAACTCTATCTCCAGCGTCTACTGGAATATCAATATCGTAAGCTGCAACAAAACTTTGTTGACCTGTAGGGAATTTAACAACTTTACCATAAGGAGCATCTGGATCATCTATTGTTTCAATAGTGTAGCTACCCCTAGCTCCAGATGTTAAATTTAAAGCACCGTCTAAATCACCTCCTTCAATATGTGGCTGCAAGGAGAATAAATAATTACCTCCTATCATTGAGCTTGGTTCAACAATAGCACCTCTAACCGCTAACCTATCCTTTATGTTTAATGCCTTATTTGCCATTTATTAAAAGTTTTTAATTATATATTTAGCATCATAACCTGCTGATCCTCTATAGAATATTAACTGCAAATTACTTCCAGACAACTGAGCGTAAAAATACATATCAGAAGTATCTCCAACTTCCGCTTTCCTTATGTCTGTATAGTCTACACTAGTTCCATCGGTTGTAGCGGTAACAGTACCTACTCGAATATTAGTACCATCATATATTTTATAATCACACATTATTGTGTCTCTAGTAGATTCACTTGTGTAAACAGAAATAGCTCCTGTGTTTAGAGTGCCATAATCAACATCAGTAAGAAACTCTTTGTACCCTAGCGTAGTGGATGCCACGTCCGCTCCATAATGCAAAGTAGAAGCGTTCACAAAAACCTCAGATCCATCGGTAACCCTTAACCTGTCTGTTCCATTATTACTTTCTACTAGTAAAGCCGTAGTAGATGTAGTGTTACCGGCTCCAACTATGTGAGTCTTAGCACTCGGAGTCGTAGTCCCTATTCCCACGTTTTGACTACTATTAATAAACATAGCTGCTGTTCCCGTAGGTGTATTAGTATTAGCAGAAGTATTAAAACTTATACTTGTTGCAGTATTGTAAACTGAAGAACCGCCTCCTATTGTTAAAGAATTTGCAGCCGCAGTTGAGGACATTAACGCTATTAATGGGTCATTATATCCTGTTGCAGTATGTGATTTGCCAATTAAATAAGCAGCATCAACACTGGCGTTAATTTGTGCCCCTAATTTAATATTACCATTTACATCAAGCTTCTCAGCTGGACTCGACGTCCCAATGCCCACATTACCTCCATTAAAATAAGAATCTCCATCGGGAGCAATTACTGTTTTAGTTGTGCCTGTGTCATCTTTTAAAAATAAACTTAATCCACTTGAAGTAGACTCATAAAAACCGCCACCATCAGTAGTGTCAGCATAATTAAATCTTAGTGCATAATTAGATGCTGCTGCGTTTTGGATGTGAAGCTTAGCACTCGGACTCGAAGTTCCAATTCCTACGTTGCCACCACCTAAGATAACCATTTTAGAATCACTCAAAGTCATATCTGAGTTATCTAAAGTACTATTATTTAAGAAGTGGAGTTTTCCAGTTCCATAAGTAGCTGTTCTTTCTAAAGCTAAACCTGCTTTTGTTGCTCCATTACTTGCAATAAACCCACTTAAACCAATAGCGGTATAATCATTTTGATTATTTGCACTACCAAAAGAAGCAACTATTTCGCTATTAGAAGAACTACCATAAGCAGTAAACTTATAACTTGGACTCGAAGTCCCAATGCCAACCGCTCCTGTGGAAGTGATACGCATTCTCTCTGTACCAGTGACAGTTGTATTGTTTGATGCTGTTCTAAAAGAAACTGTGGTCGCAGCATTGCCCAATGTAGTACCACCACCAATTTCAACTATATTTGCAGTACTTGTACTTGTAGCCAATAAACCTACAAAAGGTTCTTCAGCATTTGTATAGTGCTTAGTGGCAAGCCTTATAGATTTATTTGTGGAATCTGTTGCTACACTTTGACCAGTAAAAAAGCTTCCTTCAAATACAAACTGACCACCTCCATCATCATAAGCTAAACTATCTGTTAGTGTGTCTGAGTCAGACCATTTAGGCAAATAGTTGGCAGTACCTGATCCGTCTACACCACTCAAATCACTTAAAGTAGTTTCTATGATATTACCACCACTTTCTACTGCTAATATTTTAGAAACTGTACCTGTAAATGTACCACTACCATAGCTACCTAATTGTGCTTGACCATCATTTAATACTTTAAAAGTATCCGTTCCACTGCTATTTTCTACTAATAATGCAGTAGTAGCCGATGTATTGCCTGAACCTTTAACGTGAAATCTAGCAAGAGGACTACCAGTACCTACTGCTACATCTCCTCCTCCCCAAGCAAGTATAACATTATCCGTTACGTGGTTATTCAATGCTAAATATCCTCCGTTACTATCTAACATTAACCATTGACCACCTGATGTTCCATTACCTTGAATTGTTGGATAACCTGATTGCCTACCTAACAATACTGTTGCATTTGAATAAGTTGGGTTAGCTATTTCTAAAAACGCACTCGGACTCGAAGTTCCAATACCAAATGAACCTCCGTTATTAATCCAAGAATTGTTATTAGGTCTGCCATCAAATCTTATTACATTAGTTCCAGCTGCATTTTTAAGTGCAAAATCTGTTCCAGTTGCGGTAGGATTTAAATAAGCTACTTCATTGTCACTTAATGACCAACCCTGTATTCCATTTACATCAAGTAACCTACTCGGACTCGTAGTGCCTATGCCTATGTTGCCATTGGTGTGTACTCGCATCCTTTCTGTATAACTTCCACCACCTATAAACCTCAATGCACCACTTGCCGAAGTACCTAAATTGAAATCATTAGAACTATCTAACTCTATTGCAGTTCTTTCAGTGCCTCCACTATCCTTCCATCTTATTTCGTTATTATTACCTATTAAAAAATTTCCTGATAAGTTTAGTTTTTGAGTTGCAGTTTGTCCACCTATTGAAACATTGCCGTTATCCAAAACCTTAACCAAGTCTGAGCTTAGACTATTCTCAACCAACAAAGCAGTAGTTCCCGAAGTATTACCTGAACCAACTATGTGAAGTTTCGCATCGGGAGAAGATTCGTTTATGCCTATGTTGCCACCATTTAACAAAGTCATAAGATTATTACCACCATTTGAAGATAAAATCTTTACATCCCCTGTGTTTGTTTGTATATGTAAATTTGTATCCCCACCTGTATATAGCGTTCTTGATGCACCTGTGTTAGTAGTAAGAAGAATATTTCCAGCAACTTCAAGTTTCTCACTCGGACTCGTAGTCCCGATGCCAATATTGCCATTGGATAAAATAGTTTGTTTTATTGAATTATTAGTGTAAAAATACATCGGCAAGTCGGTAGTTCCTCTTACTTGTATGCTACTATCACTATGGTTTAATAGAAAACCTCCTACGCTATTTCTTTGTAATGATATATAAGCTTCTCCTCCACTAGCATTTCCACCATCTAATATTAATACTGCATCTGTTGCAGTTGTACCACCTCCACCAATTGTTATATCATTAGTAGTCGTATTCCCCCCATCAGTAACCTCTTGCAAATTAAAATCTGTGCTTACTGGGTATGTTGTTGATCCCACCCATACTTGACCATCAGCTAAGTTAGGTATATCATTTGTCCTTAATATTGATGAAACAATCAATGAACCACTACTGCCCGAACCTACCCTTGCAACCTTTGCTATATTCTGAATATAATTTGTTGATCCTGTTGGTTTGGTCATTGTAATACCTCCACCAACTTTTACATAAACTGTATCATTAGATGATGTTGATGTGCCATCTATTATATCGGTTGTGATATTTGTAAGATACCCACCTTGAACCACATAGCCTTCAGCATTGTTTATCAAGTCTGTTTCTAGCAATCCAATAGCAGGCATTTTTGCAGGATCAGAAGCATCAGCAGGGGCAATCTGTAGCCTATTACTTGAACCAACATTGCCAGTAATATAAACAGGAGTTCCTTTTGTTATTGTAGCACCTGATGTATTTTTAACTGGTATATGTGTTGATTCTGCTGTACCACCAGCAGCAGTCACCAATGATGTTAAATCAACAGTGACAGTCCCACTGTCTGAATCCGTCAAGGTTAATACATTAGAAGCATTTAATGTCAAAGATGTGTTAGTGGTATTTGTATCATCTAAATAACTACTAAGGTCAACGGAACTATTGCTTCCACTTATGGTGAGAATATTTCCAGTTAAATTAAGCGTTTGATATCCATCTTGTGTTATTATAACAGTTCCCCCAGATGTAGGAAAAGAACCACCGCTAAATATACCCATATTCTATTTTTTATTTCTCTAAGTCAAATTTTTGTCCAGTTATCCTTATATACCCATTTCTTCTTTCTTCAAACTCCTCATTTATGCTTACTATCTTGTAAAACCTCTCACCTAAAACCCCATTATACTTTATGATCATATCTTCAGTCAAACCAATAAAATACCTAATAACAAAATCTAATTCATTTACAGGGACTTGCCTCCCGCTCAACTCCTTATTTTTATCTTCGCCTGTTGGTTTAATAACATACGCCCAAGTAGATTTTAAAGTAACATAAGTTACAGTTTCCCCCCCAATAGCATCTCTCACTATGCTTTTTTGCAAAAATTCAATACGACTATCTAACTTGCCAATCATATTCTTTTAATGCTTACTTGGTTTAATAAATATTCTACGCTTGTTCTTTTTTGTTTAACCTTTTCCACCCTATTTTCAAACATATCACTCACACTTAAAAGAATAGCTTGATGCATCTGTTTAGGTATGTCCGCCAATGCAACCCCAGCACTATAAGTAACCTTGTAAGACTTCTTTTTATCGGTTTTTAACCTTGTACCTAATGCATTGGTAATATTTATAATATCCGCAGTTACATCTTCTTCAGTTCCGTCAACTTCATCAATAGCAACAACGCTAGTAATACTTACCAATGGGTTCATACTTAAAAACACATATTCCTCAGTAATATCAGCAGTTAAATGCTCCTCAAAGTTTTGAACTCCAATAGCTATATTGGTGTAATCCTCAACAAAATTATGGGCAGTTTCAATGTAGCCATTTATCAAAGAATCCTCCTCAGTATAATCTACCTTTAGGTGATCCTTAACGACATCCAAACTGGTTAAATCTTTAGAACTTAATTTGCGTAACATATCTTATTTTTTTGTAGTTCTTTTTCTACGCTTTGGTTTAACTTCAGCAGTTTCAATAATTGGTTCAACTGTTGCAACCTCAATTTTTTGTTCTTCTGGGCAATCTTCACCATCTTTGCAATCGTCACAATTACAAGGCTTATATCTTTCGGCATAGCCAACTTCTACATATCTGTTTGCTACATATATAGGCACATCAATAACATCGCCAATATTACCGCCAAATTGACCAATCAAAGTTTTTAAAAGTTTAATTTGCATCTTTATAATGGTTTTAAAAAAGGGCTGCCACTATCGCAGCAGCAACCCCCCCCTCTAATTTATATTAAAAACTATGCTATTAATTAAGCCATCGTTAAACAACGGAAAGCAGCCGCATCAATAACTTTAGAATCAAATCTTGCATATCCTAAGAAAGCAACTTGTAAATTATCAGCATAACGCTCATCTAATCTACGGAAGTTGTAAGAACCAGCCTGACGGATGATAAACTTAGAGAAATCAGCAACCGCAATCGGCTTAGTACCTGTTGCAATATCAGGCATAGCGTTGTTGATCATTACTGGCACACCTTCAATTCTTGTAGGTTCTCCAGTTGTTGCATTACCCTCTTGATATAGTGGACGATCATCGCCAGTTCCAAATGCAAGTTTACGAACTTCTGCCAATGTAGCATCATTCATAACAATACGGAAAGATGGATTAGCTCTGTATGCTTTATCTACTGAGTGGATAAGCCCTACTAGTTCTTCACGAGTGAAAGCAGTAGCAGAAGCCGCAGTAACACCCGTAGTGATTCCGTTCATGAATCCTGTTGGGTTAGGTGATGTTCCGTTACCATTTGTGAATGCTTCTTCTAAAGCACGACCAAAACGATCAGCAAACAAACGAGCAATCTGCCCAGTCAAGTTCACATCATTATCTTGGATTAACTCAATAGATAGTAGAACCATAGTTCTAAGCATATTAGCCCCTACTTGTACAGAACCAAATGTCATGTCAGTAGCAGAAACCAAAGCTGATTCAGTACCCCAACCAGCAAGAACCGCAGTTTCGTCAACTGTTGGCATATCAATATTTCTACCATGAGAAGTAGAAACCAAAGTAGCTACATCAATTACATTTGAGTAGTACTTTAATGCTTCATATAGTTCTTGACGGAATTCATCTGGAACAATGTAGCCACCATTAGCATCTGAAGCAGATACAAGGTTTGCACGAGTTTCAGCGTTTAGTCCTTTATTACCATTTCTAAGGTATGCTTCAAATGCTTCCATTTGGTTTACCTCAATAGCTGGAGTAATTTCAACATCTGCAACTTCCTCAGTGAAGTTTGCAATTCTTTCTTGAACTTCAATAGACTGTGCTACATTGTTCAACTCTGCGATTAATTCCTGTGACTTTGCAGCTTCCTCAGCATTCAAAGCACGATCCTCAATGTTAGACAAAGCAGTAAGTTCAGCTTTGATTGCTGCTTCTTGCTCTTTCAAGTTTTTAAGTTTCATAAAAAAAAATATTTACTTTAATATTAAAGATGTTTCAAAATAGATTGAGGATATACTAAAGCCTCTTTTTCACAAGGTTCTTCAACCTCTGGCTCAGTAGTAAAATCCTCATAACTTCTTTTAACTAATTCCGTAGCTTCATAAGCGGGTAGGCTTACAATACTAATCTCAAACAAGTCCTTAACTTGCTCAATAGTCCGTATTACCTTGTCACCTACTTTATCCCAGGAATCCTTTTCGACAGTAAAACCAAAAGAATTGCCCCTAAGATCGCCCCGTTCAACAAGTGTATAAACATCTCGACCTAGTTGCGTATTAGGTAAATCAAGCATAAACTTAATACCTTTTTCGTCTTTGTCAAGTTTTAAAGTACCAGCCGATTGTCTGCCTAATACATTAGCATAGTCATGACCATACAAAGCCAATACATCACTATTTCTATTTAATGCGTTGTCTAAAGCGTTTTCTTTAACTACTTCAGTAAAACCGCCTAAATCCCTTGATTCACTATTGAAAACTATTGCATATCCTTCTAAAAGCATTTTGTCTTCATCTTCAGACATATATGCTCTAAGTTCTACGCTTGGAAAAAATTGTTTATTATTCATTATCTTTTATTTTTGATGCTGCCCAAGTTTTTGCAGATTTACCGCCCCATAGTAAATACGAGATCGTTCCACAAGCTTTCGTATCGCTTGGGTTATAATATTCTTCAGCCCTACTTAAATAAGAATACATTCTTTTTATTGTATCCATACTCAAAGGCTCTTTGTTTGCTAATTGCCTAGCCCTTATTTTTCCTACTTGAGTAGCACATTTGTTGTTAACCTCCTCATTTAATTTTATACCTCTTTTAGCATTATTAACAACTGACTCAGGGTAATCATTGTAAGTTTTAGCATTTCGTTCTTGTGGTACATCATAATAATCAGAGTCATCAACATAACCCAAACAATCGCATCCCTTTTTTGATTGTAAATTTCTTTCTTCATTAGAGTTTTTCTGCCCTAAATAATCATCCTCAATATTACCCATATTGACTTGAACGAAGTGCTTTTTACTTCCATCTGTATTAAGTGGAACAAGCCCTTCCATCATTCTGATTTCATCAATATTTACCGCTCCAATATTAAATAAGTTTCTTAAATATTCGCCTCTTGTTTTGCTATCAGCTTTTAATAAATCGTCTAAATTTAGCTTAATACAATAACCAGCCATTTTGTCGGCTTCAGTTAGCAGCTTCCTACTAAACTCACTTTCTAGCTTGTTTAAATGTTCTATGACAGTATGCTTAACGAATGCAAGGTTTAAACTCTCAACATTTTGCATCGTGGACTTTGATAAGTCTTGCAATAGGAATGGAGGAACTCCAAAAATACGGCTAAATTCACCGATCAAATAATTATTAACTTCAACAAATCCCGCCTGTGCTGGACTAATGGTCAAAGTTTCATAACTCATACCTTCATCCAAGATTAACTGCTTACCAGCTTTGCCACTACCCGAATAACGACTAAGGCTATTTTTTAACCTTTTATGTGCTGAATCAGACAAGCTAGATGGGTGCATAATTACACCACTTAAAAAACCACCATTTTGATAATACGCCTTTCCAAAATTAATGGTATGCAAAGCCAATTCAAAAATAGACCTATTTAAATCAATAGTACTAAAGCCTAAAAACCCATTAGTAGTCGAACCTTGTAAATGGATTATTTCATCAGGTCTATAAAATTTCTTTGTACCTCCAAGCTGATTTATTTCATAACGGATGTTGCCATTTTTTAAAACCTTAACCGTAACGATATCAGGATGCAGCAACCTTAAGGAATCAACATTATAAGTATTTCTATCCCTTTCAATAATTGCAAAGCCATTGCCATGAATTAAAAGGTTAGTAATTAATGTTTCATAAAAAACGACCTTGTCATTTATTGCATTAGGCTCGTAATTA